TTTTCAGTCACGTGCTCTACCAACTGAGCTACCTGGGCTTTCAAGGGGTTAGCTGTTTTCGTTCGGTCCAACTTGGACCAGAGCACCCCCTTGACACGCTCCTTGTAACGGTTCCTGAGACCACGTCAAGAGGGTAGCGCATGTAACTAATTGCACGCGCAACACAGATATACAGATTAGAGAGGGGAAATATGACTGACAGACCTTGCGTACGGTTCCGGCGTCTACCGCATGGGGATGGCCTGCCGCTGCCGGCCTATCAGACAGAAGGGGCTGCCGGGATGGATCTGGCAGCCGCAGAGAGCGTCTCTATCGCACCGGGCGAAGTTGTCCGGGTGCCCACGGGGTTTGCAATTGAGATCCCCCAGGGTTTCGAGGGGCAGGTCCGAGGCCGGTCAGGTTTGGGCAGCGTGGGCATATCCATCGCTCAGGGGGTCGGGACCATCGACTGCGACTACCGAGGCGAGGTTATGGTTTTGCTCGCGAATAACGGAACAGGACAACTCACCATAGAGCGTGGCGAACGCATGGCTCAGCTGGTCATCGCTCCAGTTGTGCAGGCACGCGTAGAAGAAGCGACCGAATTGAGCGACACTGCCAGAGGTAATGGCGGGTTTGGGTCAACGGGGCAGTGAACAATACTAATGGGTGAGCAGCGCTGAAAACACGTAAAAGCTCACCCGCCCAACACCTATCAGAACACCGGCCCACCCAAGCCAGCAAAGCGTGTTCAGGATCATCTCAGCACGTGTCTGAGGATCGCTGCGATCTGCGCCCCTACCTGATCTGCCGGGATGTTGATCCCGATAGCCCCGCCCCATATGCCGCCGAGGATCGCGAGACGCGTCGACCACGTGCGCACTACTGTAACGAGTGCGTCTATACTGTCCGCCCGCTGCTCCAAGCGGCTCACGCGTTGTGCCAACTCCCCAAGGAGTCTCCCGATCTCGAACGTATGCATTGGGCATTTAATCCCCCCTTAGGGTTTGCTCGCTGCGGCCACGCGTGCTGCCGCTCGTTCACGCACTGCCACGGCGTCCTGCAGCCCATGGAGACGGTCCCTTGCGCTGATCGCAGACGCCTTCCAGCACCGCTGCGATTCCCCTACGACGTGCGGGGCGATTGTCGCCTGCGTGTCGTCGTAGTCGCATTTCGGGAGCGCTTGGCGGGCCATCAGTGATTTCGGCACCGGTTTGAACGTCACCGGCTGGACGACAACAGTTTCACTGGCGCACCCGATAACACTGAGCGGCAAGAGCAGGGCAGCCGTCAGTTTCGCGGCGGTCCTTGCGTGCCGTTTCCAGCGCTTGTTCTGCATTCCTAAGCTGTGCATCCGTGTCCCCCAGTCGTTGGATGATTTCTTCGTCGGTCAGTTTGATTTCCGCGGTGCCGGTGGCGTTGGCCTCACGCACTGCGGAGCTTGCTGCGGCGATCCGCTGGCGCCACTCTGCGTTCACTCGCTTCTCAGCGGTCCACCAGGCCACGCCGTAGCCAATGACGAACGCTGCAAGAATGATGAGGAACACCCGGAAGGCCGGTGCGGCCCGTTCTGCTGCAATTGTGATGCGCTCCCGCGCTGCGAACCCGACCCAACGGGCGCGCCCTACCAGTTCTCTGATGTTCATTTTGCCCTCGCAATTCGCGCCCACCGCCATACGGCCAAGGCCCCAACAGTCCCGAGTGCGGCCAGCGCTACCCGCTGATCGAGTTGCACGCCCATGACGGTGATCTTTGAGACCGCCTCACCAGCCAATCCGAGGTTGCCCATGAAGATTTCCCAAAGGCTCTGGTCCTCAACGCTACTGACGGCTTCATTGCCTGCGATGGTTACGGCTGCGGTTGCCGCCGTTGCCTCTATTGCCTTGGTCGATGCCTTCTGATCGGCTTCGGCCTGCGCCGTGGCTGGTCCTACCGGCAGTTCCTTGCTCTCCGGGGCCATCAGCTTCTCAAACTCCGCCCGGTCGATCTTGCCATCGAGCGTGACGCCGTTCTCGGCTTCCCATGCGACCACGCCCGCCCGCGTCTGCGGTCCAAAGATGCCGTCGGCGTGCTTCACCATGCTATAGCCTAGAGTGAGCAAGCGTTGCTGCAGGGTCCGGACGTTCGCGCCCTCTGAGCCAACCTGTAGCGGCCAGTGGTCCGTGCCGGCCGGCTTCTTGCTGAGCGCTGCGGCCCTGACCTCATCGAGCGGGAACAGCGGGTTGCAATCCACCTTGCGCCCGGGGCTGATCTGCCAGTGCGTGACAATGTCCTTGATCGGATAGGCCCGCGTCAGAGCCTCACAGAGCGCCTTGACGGCCCCGATCTGAGCCGGGGTGTAAGGCAGCCAACACCCGCGCCCGTGCTCCTTCGTGGTGCACTCAACGGCCCCTGCGAACCGTTGCCCGAACCATGCCGTGCCGTCCGTGGCCAGCTTGCCCGGGTTCACGATCTCGATGCCGATTGAGAACGAATTGCAGCCCGAACGCCCGCCCCATGAGGATTTGCCCGCGTGCCACGCCGCCCGGTCGCAATCGACCATCTGCGTGATTGATCCGTCCACTTCCACGACGAAGTGCGCGGAAACCTTCGCCTTGGGGTCTTTGAACCAGTTGACCGTTGTTCCGGGCGTCAACCGGCCGGCAGTGTCGTGCAGCACGATCAGCGTTGGCGATATCCGCCCGCCCTGATTTGGGGATCGGACATAGGGAACTGGCTCGCCGTCCTTGTGGAGGCGGTCGTTAATGATCTGCATTGAGGATTCCTTGGCCGAATGTTCTGGCTTAGGGCTAAGCGCTTCCACCTGCGCTTTCAGGCTCACAATTGCCGCCGTCATATCGACCAGAACGGCCATGACCTCGGGTGACGGCTCGTTGCTCATGTCATATTCCGATGACCTGATAGGCGTTCCAGGCTGGGTTGTAGACGACGAGGCAGATGTCGTTCGTGTTGATGTCGCCCGCTTCCAGTTCGGCGTTGCCTCGCTTGCGGAGCGGCAGGGCGGGCAGAGAGTTGAACTGGAACGTTGCCGCTCCATCGTTTTCGACGTGGAAGCGGACCAAGCAGGTCCGAACGTCCTTGTTCTCAGTCACACCCGTCCGGTTTCCCGCCAGCACGTAGGCCGTGTCAGAGCCAGTCGTGGTGTTCGTCCCGTCGTTGTCCTTGAAGAAGCGCGACAGCATGCCCTCTAGGGCTTGCCCTGCATTGTCAAGTTCTGAAACATTTTTTGCGCCGTTAAAGCGCTCGGTGTTGTTAGCATCCGTGTTCTTTAAGCTGTTTATCTCTGCCATAGATTTGCCCTCTATTGTTCGATTACTGCTATAATGTGCAGATGACAGATAGAACGATTTGCACCGTTGAAGGGTGCCAGAATTTACACTTGGCTCGTGGCTTGTGCACAAAGCACTACAAGCGGCTTCGTCGGAACGGCGACCCTACGAAATCGCTGCGTCCTGCGAACGGAACAACGCAAAAATGGATCAGAGAGACCGCGCTAAGTCACGCCAGTGACGAATGCCTGATTTGGCCATTTCAGCCGGACAAGTACGGACGCGCCGTTCTCAATTTCGGCGGCCGCAGGCATTATGCCAGCCGGTACATCTGCGAACTTGCTCACGGAAAGCCGCCCAGCGATCAACACGTAGCAGCCCACAGCTGTGGCAAGGGTCACAGCGGTTGCGTAAACCCAAAGCATCTGCGTTGGGCCACGAGGAGTGAAAACTATGAGGACTCAGTTCTCCACGGGACAGCGGCACGCGGCGAGAGGCTTCCAAATACAAAGCTGTCTGCCGATGACGTTCGCACAATCCGAAAACTTCGCCCCGAAATGACATTCGATAGGATCGCTGAACGTTACAACGTAGCCCGATCCACGATCATCTACGCAGTCTACGGACGTAATTGGTCGTGGCTCGAATAAAAAGCCCGCACAAGGCGGGCTGCATATTGACGGTTCGGGTATTCCGTGCATGGTAGTCCTAGGAGGATCCATGCACAAAGATGAAGGCCGGTTGATCGAGCACAACCCTTACGAGAAGCCTCAACCTTGGTGGCTATGGTGGGTGGGGTGGGCCTTCGTGGGTGTAGTTTGGGTCAGCTATCTAATGACACATGGCCCTGACTGGCACTCTCTTGCGGTCGGTGGACTAACCGGCATCATGCTCGTGAGTTGGGTTGCCGATATCGCTGGCCTAGATACCCCCGAGTCCTGGCGACGGAAGCCGCGGCGACGCCGCTGATCCCATCGACACCAACAACGCATTCAGCAGCGCCTGCCTTTCTGGTGTCATTGGTCTGGCCGCCTGATTAGACAGATACCGCTGAACTGGGCTGCTCATCAGAGCACGCCCAGCCAGCGCAGGACCAGCCAGCCCTGCGGCCAATCCAATTGGCCCCCCGACCGCTCCGCCCGTACCACCGAGCAAGGCCGCAGCAATGCCTTGTGCAGCTATTCTCTGTGCGGTGCCTGAGTTGGGCAGCGGCGTCATGAGTGCCTGACCTGCCTTCGCCAATCGCGTGAACTCATTGGCTCCGGTGGCAAACCCTTCCTGATTGCCGGACGCGGCTGCCATGCGTAGACGTGCCGGAGAAATAAGGCCCAATCCCGCACTTTCGCCGCCACCTGTGGCCGCCTTGCTGATCGTCTTGTAGTTTCCATACTGGCGACGAAGCTCCGACCAGCGTCCCGCATCAGCCGGGTTGATTGACCGTTCCATAGCGCTATCCAGCGCATCCCGTATGCCCCGGTACGCGGCCGCAAGTTCAGGATCATTGCCCCGTGCGTTCTGCGCTCGTCGGGACAGGCGTGAGCGGATACTCTGATAATCGCGTCCGGAAAGCGTTCCCCCGCCAAGCTGCAAGCGCTCAACAAGGTCCGATGCAGTATTTGCGAGAATTTGTCTCTGCTCCGACGGCAGAACGCGCGCGTACTCTCTAAGTGTCCGCGACATATCCTGAGAAAACCGGGTATCAGCTCTCAGGGTGTTCCTTGCGGCCACATCATCAAACCCCTGCCCGATCTGGTTTCTGAGCGCCGCGAGATTATCCGGGTCTGCCAGCCCAGACCCGCCTGCCCGGCGCATAACGGCGTCCGTGAACGCCTTGGCCTGATCTTCCATCATGTCAGCAGCGCGTGCGCCACCCAGTTCGCTTTCGCGATACTGTAGCCACTTGCTGCCGGTCCTCTGGCCTGCGGTCAGCGGGATGCCCTCTTGTTCCAGAACCCTCGCCGCCGCAACGCGCTCCGGTGAAGTCCTAAATGGTGAGATGGCCCGTTCAGCAACCTTTGATGCACCCTTCACCGCAAATGGTGTTGCCGCTCCCAAGATCGCACCCAGTGCCAAGCCTTGCGCTGCTTGTCCGCCGCGATCCTCCGCACCTTCCCCAGCACCTGCCCCATACGCAGCCCCCAGCAACCCGCCTTCACCGGCTGACGCGAGCGCAACGCCCGGAAGCCTCCATCCGGCGTTGACCGCGTTTGCACCAAGCGAAAGCCCGCTTTTAGCCAGCCCTGCGCCCGTGCCGACCGCTCCACCCAACATCCCGCCGTAGTAGGACACAGGATTATCTTCGGCGGCCCGGCGCTCGCTTTCACGCATCCGTTCCAGGTTGTAGTTGTAGTCGCCACCAAGCAGGGATGAGACAAAGGCTGACGCTTCGTCCAGCAGGTTGAATCCGAGGCCCTGCCCGGCTCCAATGGCCGCCGCCGTTCCTCGCCCTTCCATGATGTTCGGATTGACCGGGCTGCGCAGGTCCTCCATCTGGCCAGTTGCCGGGTTGTAGACCACACCTTCCGGCGGCGTCCCGAATGTGCCGTCAGGGTTTTCCTGCACCGGCTCTTCGGGCTCCGGAGCCTGCTGTTCCAGCTGAGACCGGAAATACTGCCAGACTTCATCTTCCGAGGCGTCGTCTGGTGCTGTAATTTCGTAGGTTGCGCCATCCGGGCCGGCAATCTGATAGCGTGCCATCAATCAACCCTCTTCATCTGCCAGCCTGATGGGGCTGCGCTGCTTCCTGGAGACGCGCCAGCAGCTCGCCTTGCCCGCGCCTTGCCCTGCCGCAGGATGTCCTTCAGTTCATTCAGTGCCTTCTTGTATTCGCTGGTCGATTGGGTCGTGCTCAGGCGAGCAATCGCTTCCGTTGCCTTCTGGCCCTCAACCTCCGTGATCTGGCCGCCGCCCTTTAGGCTTTCAAACGCTTCGAGGAAGGCCCTTCCTTCCAGCTGCTTGCGCATTACGTTGAAGTTTGTCGCGTCCGTTCCGGCGATGTAGTTCCGCGGATCAAGAACGCCACTAAGACCTGTTGCTGTAGACAGGCCGGGGTGGGCCAGCATCTGGTCGATCAGCGCGATCGACTGATCGGCCTTTTCGAGCGCGGTCCCGAGATTTACGCGGGCTTCCGCCTCGGCTTGGCCCTCTACTCTGCCAGCCGCTTTTTCCCGCTCGGCAGCCGACAAATTCTTCTCGATGACTGGTCCGGTTCCACCCGGCGAGGTGGGATCGACAGGCACAAAGCCGGTGCCGGTGTCGAGGAACTGCTGTGCACGCTTCATGCCGAGATAGCGGCGCTGATCCTCCGGCGATAGGCTATTGTAGTATTCCCATTCCCGAACGCTCGACGGGTTGTCCGGCCCGGCCTGCGCCTGTCGTTGCAGGTTCGCGATCTGCGCCCGCTTGTATTCCATTTCCAGCTGCCGAGCCGGGTCGCGCTGGTCCATGAGGTGTTTCAGGAACGCCGGTGCTGAGTTGACTCCTGCCGCCTCCAGAAGCGCCCGTTCAGCGGGAGGCATTTCCCCGAGGGCGTCCAGAGCAGAGCGGAATTGCTGCTGCTGTTGCGCCTGCAGCTCCTGTTCCCGGCGGCGGTCCTGCATCCCTGCACCGGTGCGCATGCCCTGAAACGCGCCGCCCCATCCACCACCGGACAGGAGGCTAAGGCCACCCAAGGTCAGAGGGTTCTCAAAGGCGTTCTGAAGGCCACCCATGAGGCCCATGGGCTGCTCGCCCTGATCGAGTAAACCGCGTCTCATGTCGTTACCCCTTCACCCACGGAGCCCACGATGACCCGTAGGACCACGGAGCGCCCTGCAAAAGGTTCCCTGCCCCTGCCGCTACACCGGGAATTCCGGACATCAGCCCAACGCCCATCATCGCGCCGCCTGCGATCTGCTGCGCCAGTGGCGTTTTCTGCGTCTGCGTCTGCGTTGACGAGCCAAACCGCGAGCCAAGGTCGCTTGCCATCGGGTAGACCTCGGACCAAGCTCTAAGCGGTGCCGTGCGCTGTTCCTCGAACAGTTCGCGGTCCGCGTTGATCCGTGCCTGATTGTGGCTGTCGATGATCTCGCCGGCCCCGAGCTGATTGCCGATGCGCTGCTGATCGGCCCCCATGATGCCTGTAGCGGCTCCCATGCGGCGGGCCATGTCATTTTCATAGGCCGCGAACAAAGGCTGTGCGAGACCGTCTGCGAGACCCTTGGCGAAGCTTTCCTGATGCGCCGTTCCGCCAACCATCCCGGCATTTGAGAACTGCGCGTTAGTTGCCGCCTGCACCTGACGCCGAATAGCGTCCTGCATCTGTTGAACCTGAGGGTTCATTGTGCCCGCGCCGGAGTTGAGAAGGTTGGAATAGAAGTCGTAGGCCTGATTGGCCCCGCCGGACTGCCGCATCAGGTCAAGGCCTGCCTGCGTGTCGCTGGACAAGTCAGCCACCCGAGGGCCTGAATACACGGCATTTGACGCCGGGTCGTTCAGGTAGCTTTGCATGATGCCCGAGCCTTGCTGAATCACCGGAGCAACCTGCTTGTACGGGTCATTCGTCTGCGTGCTTGTCGTCGTGGATTTGCCGCCCATCACAATGCCTTTCTGAGAGTAACGGCTATTTCGTCATAGCCTCGTGATTTCAGGGCTTTCACCCAGCCCCGCCGGCCGCGAAGCATGATCTCGCGAGCGCCGTGGGACTTGGCCCAGTGCTCGATTTTCCAGAAGTGGTCCGCGATACCTGCGAGAATTCCCGTCCCGCCCGTTACAAGGATTTCCGCGACTTCCCGCCCGTCCCAGTCGCAAAGCGTGGTGACAACAGCCGCTATCGGCTCCCCGTCCTGCGCCAGCACCCACAACAGCGCCTTGCCGTCCCTCAGAAGCTGTTCCAGCGCCTCTATGGTCCACCACCCGTCAGCCTCGTTGCAGGCCTTCTCCAGCCAAGGGCGGGCCTGTGACCAGTGCCGGTGCTCTGCGTCTATGAAGAACGTGACAGTGTGTTCGCCGCCCCGGTTGGAGCGGTCGCTGTGCCGTGTCAGCATGTGAGTTGTTGGCCCCTAGACCTGCCAGTACGCGTCTGCGGTGTAATCGCTCGGGATCGGGTCCCTGCCTATTCCGGGGCTAGCATTTCGGCGACATTCGCCCCGATTGCTGTCAGCAGTCCGATAACCTCGGGGTGATCCGCATCGACGTAGGTTGCTTGGCTGAAGCGCCACTTCTGGCTTGGGTCCTGATCAAGAGCTGCCTCCGCAAGCGCCAAAAGTCCCGCAGCGTCTAATCTCCCCACGAGCGTGAATGTGGACACCTGGTGATATGGCGGAACACCAAAGCGGCGCAGAACCTCGACAAGCTCCTCTTCCGTTGCCACCCTTGACGGTGGGCTCACTGGATCGGCGGCTCGGGCGAGATAATCGGGGTCAGTGTCCGGCACATACTGCTGGCGGGCGCTGGCGTAGACCTCACCCGGGCGCTCATCGACAAGCCAATAATGATCGAACGGATTAGACATAGAAGCCTCCAACTCCCGTGGACCCCGCTACCGAACCCGGGAAGAAGTCCGCTGCCCCGCCGTTGCTGTCCACAACGCTGGCACCTGAAGCGAAGTAGCGCCTGCCGCCGGTGACATTGCCCTTTCCAATGAAGCTGACCGTTTGCGAAAAGGCGAGCACAGCACCGCCGCGGATAGCGCATGCGAAGCCGGACGATCCGGTGGTGCCAAATGTAATGCCGCTGGTAGTAAACGTGATTGTCGGAGACCCCGTCCGGATGGTCCCCCCGGAAGCGAGCCAATGGTACGTCGCGCCACCCGATACGGAGTAATTGCCGTCAATCTCTATCTCCCCACCCGACGTGGCGGTGAAGTGAGCCACCGCGGCCGCCATCAGCACATTGCGCACGACGACTTTACCGGGACCGGGCACGGACACCCCAGCACCAGAAACCGGGGCGAGCCTCATACCCCGGGTGTAGTATGTGCAGTAGATGGAAGGCGCAACGAAGCAGCCATCATTTGGCGGCGTGATCTGGACATTCGCTGGCGTCCCCTCATCACCCACGATGTAGCAACTTCCGGCCCCTATCAGGTGTTTGAGTACTACGCTTTCCGGATACGTGCCGCTTGCAACATTGATGGTGACATCGAAGATTCCGAGATCGAGGCTTGCCGCGGCATCCACAGCCTTCTGGATGGTGGCGAAAGCCGTGCCGCTGGTCAGACCATCGTTACTGTCCGAACCGGTTGTTCCGTTGACGTAGTAGGAACGCGGACCGGTCAGAAGCTCGCGCCCGCCGCCGCCCCCGCCGCTCCCTGGCAGGTTCTCCGCCTTGATCTTGCGGAAGGCGTTGTCGCTCGCGCGCTGCATGAGAAATAGATCCGCAGGAGCGGGATCGGTTTCCTCGGGATAACCTACGATATCGACCGGGCCACCCGGCTCGCCTACGTCGCCCTTGTCACCTTTGGGGCCGGGATCGCCCTGATCACCCTTGTCCCCCTTATCGCCTTTATCACCCTTGGGTCCCGGATCGCCCTGATCGCCCTTCGGGCCCGCTGGCCCCGGCTCACCGGCAAGGTTGACATTCCAGGTTGACGCGGTGCCGGTGCCCTCTACACGGTCAACCTCAACTGATAGCGTTGTTCCCGCGTAGCCCGTGACCGTGCCAGCCATGAACCTCGTTGTCGGATTGGCAGTGTCGGAAATCCGCACGTAGGCCCCGACGCTGAGACGAAGGTTTGCAGGCACTTGCAGCGTTTGCAGGCCCATGCCGACCGTCAGCGAAGAGGCTGAATTTATGATGCCGGAGATCGCAGAAAGGTACTCGCTGACCTCAAGCGCAAGGGTCGCCGTGCTGTTCCAAGCTGCGCCGGGGATGATCCCATAGTCCGCGCCGCTCTGATTGGCGTTGGGCCATGCCTTCCGCAGCTCTACCGTGCGGTTGTCCGTGACCGATGCAATCTCTACGGGCGTAAACATGCCAATCACGAGCGCATCGCCGGGACGCACGGAATTCAAAGCCGTCGCGCCCACAGAAAGCGTTACCGTCGTCGAGCCGTTAGATACGGTCGCCGTGCCGTGCCGATACCAAGCTGTCATGACTGTCCTTGGGATTTAGCTGAAAACGGCCGGATAGAGCCGATAGGTCAGGGTGTAACCGGCAAGGTTCAGGTTTGGCCCCGCCATATAGTGATCTAGAAGGCGGATGCGCTCCTGGAACCGCAGCTGGTTTCCGCTCTTGTAAATCGTCACCGCCGCCACCGAGGAGACGTAGTTGGCCCATGTGCCGCTGAGGGATTGGAACGTCTTGAAGACCAGCAGGAACGAGCCGCCAGCCACGTACCAGGCATTCGGCGGAAGGTGCGTATAGCCGGTGTCGTACTGCACCCGCACGAGGCCGACGAGGTCACTCGCAACCGCCGGGACGGTCCCGAGCAGAATGTCAGCATCGCGGCGCTCCCACGCGGTCCCCCCCGGCCAGTTTACACTGTCCCGGCTCACGCTCCCGTCTATGCGAGGCGGCAGATAATGGAGGAGCTCGTCGGTTGACGAGTTGTAGACCTCCGCACCCCCATCCGTGATGCGGAGAATGCCGTCCTTGTTCTCGATCATATCTTGCAGGTCGTCACTTGAAGCGGAGAGGGCGCTGGCACAGCCTGGCTGGCCTGTCGGAAACTCGCACTGCCGCGTGGCCCGAGGCTCCATCTCCATCCGCACGCAGGGTGAGCGGCGATATCGGTCGGCCAGTTCGAGACCTCCCAGGTCACTCCGGAACAAACAGCAAGTGACGCGCCAACACCCTTGCGGATGTACCGCTTGCGGCTATCGTAATCGCCAGCCACGATGTAGTTTTCCTGAATATCGATATAGTCCACCATCTAAAGGACAACCTTGTCTGAGATGTAGACTTCTACATTTACATTGATCGCGCCGCTGCCGATCCCAGGCCTGTTACGGCCTTCGCTGATGAACACGTGTGTGTTGTTCACGCCAAGGGTCCAGTGCACGACATTTATGGTGTCGTCGCCGGACGTTGTCACACGGACAGGCACCGTGCCGCACAATGGCCGGGCCACTCCGCCAACCATCGCAAACCCGTAAATGAAGGGAACGCCAGCCACCCCATGAGCGCCCAGATTGATCGTCCTGCGCAATGGGCCGCGCGCGCCATCATTATAGTTCGCCGGGATGCTCACGGACGCCGTGATCTTCTTGGCAGGCACGAACGGGATATAGTTGAAGCTCGTGTGAAACTTCGTCCGGGTTCCGATGTATGCCGTCGGGTTATGCAGAGGCGCATCATCGTTGCCCGTATAGATCGCAACGCGGGCGTTCTGCCCGTCAGCGTCAAACCAGATCGGCATTATGACCCCATCCTGAAACGAAGGTTTTTGAAGTCCATGTCCATCTTCCCATCAGTCCGGTAGATGCGCATGTTGTCGAGGTCGAACCGGATGGTATTCGCCGCATCTCGGATAAGCCCAGCCGTCACCGTGCCGATGTCGGCGCTGATTGCCGAAAGACTACCGACCGAAATGTGCCGCGCCGTAATTGTGCCATCCGCGATCATGTCGCCAACAAGAGCGATCTTGGGTGTTCCGCCGACCGTCTGAATGGCGAACACCGGAACAGCGTCGCCCCCCGCCGTTCCAGCCTTGGAAACCCTGAACTGATCAACCGCTACCGTGAACGTGGAGCCTGCCGGTGTGCCGTCCAGCTGGATTGCGCCGATCACCTCGTTCTGGCTGTTCAGCATCACGCCAAATCGAGAGGCGATGCCGTCAACCGAACTCGCGATGATCTGAATTTCCGCGATGTTGCCCGCAACCTGGCTGGCTGCAGCGATGATGTAGCTGGTCGAAGCCGCATCACCCGTCGCGATGGCCTGCCGGAGCTCCGTGAGGCTGGCGCCAGTCACGCCCAGCGAGGCCATGACCTCGTTCAGGACCTGCGCAACGCCCTCATTGACCGTGACCTGAGTACGTATGCCCGTAGAGCCTCTGTGAGCCTCTATGGCGGCCTTTATCGTCGCCTGTGCGTTTAGCTCTAGCTGCGTCTGTTGGCGGCTGGCGACCTCTGCAAGCGAGTTTCTGACATCCTCTCCGGCCGTGATCAGTTCGTGCTCGCTGTAGAACTGCGGCGTGAGCGGCTGCGTTACGTTCTGGAGCTCCTGAACGGCCTGTTCCAGGTCGGAGATGTCGCCGCCACCGCCCGTCGAGACAGCCTGCAGGATGCGCCGCAGTTGCGACGTTAGGTTCGTGCCCCATGCGTAAAGCTGCTGGTTCGATTGACCAGTAGGGAACGGGACGTTTTCAAAGCTCACCAGCGCCCCCTGCGTCCCAGTCTATGCCCGATGCCTCGGTCCAGTCCGCGCCGTGCGGGATATGCGTCTGCACCCTGATCCAGCGCGCCTCAACCAACACCGGGCAAATTCCATCGGCGTTCATTGCAATCACCGGATGATTGACTGTCTGATCCGACAGCCTCTTAAGCTTCGTCGTGATCTGCACCGACACGTTTTCAGCGTCGATCAAAGGCCAAACCTCGGTAACAAGGCCCATGCGGCCCGGAAGCACCTCGGCAAAGCCCGTCTCGATGACTGCAGGGCGGTTTTCACCCTCGAACGTGCCGACCTCACCCGTCCAGCCAACGCCCATGACCTGCTTGCGGCTTTCACGCCATGCCAGCGAGTCTACGGGGATATCCACCTCGTCGATGATGCTCGAACCGGCTATGGCGGCGATTGCCTCGTCGTCGTTGATGGCAACGCCGGGGCGCGGCGACTCGAACAGGTAATCAAGCTCGCAATCGTCATGCGTCCAGCGGCCATCTGCCATCGAGTAGGTCAGCAGTTCATTGCAGCGATCCGACCCGCCGGCAGGGAAGGCGATGCGCAGCAGACGGTTCTGCACGTCAACAGCCATCGTCACCCGGTGCCGTTGCACGTAGTTCAGACGGCTCGCGAAATATCGATCAATCTTGCCTTCGCCAATGCCCTCCGACGGCCCTGAGCCGTCCGTGACCCTGATCCCGTCATCGCTGGCAAAGAACGTATAGGCGCCAAACCTCGTCACAGCGTGAGGCCCGAGAGCCCCGCGTTTATCCTCGATCTCGTCGCGCTGGAACGGAGCACCAGACGATCCCTGATAGGTCAGCCGGTGCACCTTGCGTTCCTGGAACACCAAGCCGAACTGGCCGCCGACGCCGGATACGATATCGCCGCCTGATCCCGGCAGGTCAAAGATCGTGGCCTGCGTGCCGCTGTCAGGCTCCCAGTCCGTGAAATTGTTAAATGCGCAGTTGCGCAGCGTGACGCCGCGCCCGGTGAACAGGAACTCACGGATGCGGAACACTGTGTCTGCCGGTCCCGGCCCCGTGTCGATGTCCTCGAACGTTGCCGACGAACCGAGCGTGAAATATTGCAGCTGATCGAGGCCGCGTGCCGTGGCGATGATGTGTTCGCCAAACTGCTCGAACGACCAGCCCCAATCCGGGTTTGCGGTGTAGCCACCAATGCGTGAAATATCGACCGGCACACGGGCCTGCAGCTCATAGAGCCTTGCAGCATCACCAACGAAGATCCGCGCCGTTGTGCCACCCTCGTAGAAACCCCGTCCACCCAAAGCCCTGTCACCGATAGCAGCGCCGGGCTTCAAAGGCTTGAATGACTGGTCAGGGGCGTACCTGCCGCCAATCGACACAACGCCCTTGGCTTCTGCCGCAGCGCCAGCAATAGCCGACTTGTCTGGCTCCCATGCCGCAAATGCCAGCGGGCTCTTCTGTCTCATACGGGGAATCCTGCGCGGCGCTTCATTGGACCGCCAACGCTGCGGGCCGTCATCTGCTGAATGTTCGCTGCCCGTACAGAAGCCGCGTACATCTGCAAAGACTTGGCCAGTTCGTCATTGTTCCGCGTGATGCGATAAAGCTCGATCTGCGTCCCGTGCAAATAGACACCGGGCCACTTCTTCAGAATGTCGTTCGTGGTGCTGTCGCCGCCATCGGAAAGCGTCAACGGCCGCTGGTAGTAGAGCAGCTTGGCGTCACCCGTCAGGGCTGGCGAAATCTTCACCGTGTTGCCCTCGATGGTGTACGCCATAGGCATGGATCCGCCACGGCGCTGATAGCCCATCGGATAGAACACACTCGGCGGCTCGTAGCTGAGCGAAGCCGTGTAAGCCCCTTCCCAATACAGAGCGCGCTTGTCGAGGAAATCGGCCGGCAGATCGGCTTCACCGTCCGTAAAGGACAGGTCCTCCGATGCCTCCATAGGCAGCACCCTGAGCGGCGGCACGTCGCCTTCGCCGTAGAACATGCGCTGTTCTGCGAGTGCGACCATAGCCGGGAAGCGCGCAACAAGGTCCGTGCGCGGTCCCAGGGCTTCCGTCCGCAGTTCGCCAAGAGTGCCAAGGGCCATGATCAGACCTCTTCCGCAAAGCCGCGTTCGATCAGGACGTCAGCGAAATCGGTTTCAACGATCTCGCCTGCTACGTGCATACCGTGCTCGGAATGTGCCCGCTGTTCCTCACCGAGGGCGGTCCACGCCACCGTGCGCTTGGTCGATCGGACTGGCTTGGCCGTGTCGTCACCGACCGGGGCGGGAGCGGCGGCTTTCGCCTTGGCCTTCCGCACCGTTTTCTTTTCCGTCATCAGACTATGACCTCCGAAGTTCGCAAATAACGCCACTCCGGATCGTTCAGGAGACGGCGCAACAAATCGTGGTTTTCGGATTTAAGAGGATCGCGGCCATAACGCCTGATCCACTCGTATTGGACCGTGACCGGGATGGATGCGATTTTCCACATGTCCGGGTCTTTGGCGTAGTAGTCCCGGCCCGCGTTCTGCTTGGCCTTGTTCTCTTCAAGGACCGGCTCAACGTCCTGCGTGTAGTGCAGGTGGAATTGATCGCCGTCTGCCTCGAAGTCGATCCTGAGCCCACGGAAAGGGTCGTATTCGAGCAGCCGCCGCGTCACTCTTCGACACCCTCTTCTTCTTCGGCTGGCTCAACCTCGGCAGTTGCCGCGCTGGTTTCGCTGGCCGTGCCAAACAGGTTCATCGCCGTGACGGTGACAGTGATCGTCTCGCCAACGTCATCGGTTGTGAGCTCGTAGGTGGCGTCGGTGGCGCCTACGATCGCCTCAGAGCTGCGGAACCACTGATAGGTGAGTGTCGGCACCGGATAGCCCTGCCACGTGCCGTCAGAGGCCGTGAGCGTTTCGCCTTCCGTCGCGGTTCCCGTGATGGCTGGTGCCACGGTGTTAACCGGAGCGCTGCCAATCGGGCCGATGGCGTTGGAGTCCGCAGCCGTGGAACCAGTCGTGTTCGTCGCCGTGACCGCGCAGGAGACCGATTTGCCAACGTCAGCAGCCGCGAGCGTGTACGTCTTGCCCGTGGCACCCGAGATGTTCGAGCCGTCGCGCTTCCACTGGTACGCATAACCCGTGATGTCCTCGACCGAATACCAAATGCCGTTGGATACTGAGAGGACCGTTCCGACCATCGGCGGTGCACCGCTGACAACCGGCGTCACTTCGTTCTCAGGCTTGGCCGCTGACCCGGTATTCCGGGCGATGCGAACCAACAGGCTCTGTCGGAGCGGCACCCACACTCCGTTGTCATCCATGACCATCAGGTGTGACTTGGCCATTCATCCCTCCATTGCCCAATAAAAAAGGCGGGTTGTGACGCCCGCCTTCTGTTTGGTTGTGTGCCGCTGGTTTAACCGCCGACCTTGTCGACCTGGATGTCGGCAACGACGCCGTTCTTCTTCTCGTCGCTGCATTCCAGGGTAAGCTCGCATGAGATCATCTTGCGGTCAGAGTGACCGAGCTTGGCTAGATCCTCCGTCTTCATCGGCTGCAGGAAGCGAGCCGACCACGACGACATGTCAAGGACCAGAGCCGAGCGGTTGTTGTCCTCGTCACCCGGTGTGCGGCCCGTACCACGGCCAACCCAGCGGTTGGGAACGATGGTGTGCAGGCCGAAGTCCGACTTGTACACGTCCGCAGCAGCGATGATCGTTGCAGCCTTGTTGCCCGGGTTGTCGCGGTACTGCGTGGCAATGCCCGGGAAGCCCGAGTATTTCTGCTTCATCTTGCCGTTGACCATGATGGTCGAAGGATCGCCGCCGTTCTGCCATGCAAGGGCGATAACGTCCTTCAGCTGGTCTTCGTCAGCCTCGCGAAGCGTACCGTCAGTGGCAAGAGTGATGAGACCCGTGCCAGTGTTGTAGCCACCGCTTGCACCGCCTGCACCACGGCTAACGTTGGTCTTGAGATACGCTTCAACACCAGCCATTTCACCGGCTGTTCCTGCCGCACCCAGCACGGACGAGAAGTTGCCGAGCATGCGGGTTTCGATGTCCCGCTTCAGTTCCTTGCCGCGCTTTACGAGTTGGTAGCTCAGTTCGTTCTCACGGCCGGCAGTATCGACGGCCTGCGCGGTGCTGGACACCTCGACAACCTTGTCGAACAGCTGAACAACGTTCTTGATGCGAACCGGCTGAGTGCCCGGATCGTTCGTCGCCGCGTCGCCTTCGATGTTTTTGTTGTCGGGATTCGGATCGTTCAGCGAGTCCACCTGCCACTCTGGCGTGCGGCTCCTGGCGGCCTTCTTGGAAATGCCGGAGTAGAACGGCGTTTCGGTTGGGTCCGTCATCGTAATGATGTCAGACAGTTCTTCGCGGATGCCGACCATTGCAAAGGTCTGCACCGTATTACTGGCAACAGCCATAATGATACCTCCTGAGGAAGTAGGGTGCCTTTAGAGCAGACCCTTGATTGCGGCAGCGGCAGCGTCCATTGAGCCAGTGGCCTGCAAGCGGGCCATGGCGTTTGTGCGTTGCGTTGCCTTTGGATCGGTCGTATTTCGAGCCGCGCCCTTGACGAGCTTTGGCTTGCTGCGGACGACCTTGACCGCCTTTTCCTGAGCTGCCTGAAGCTCACGGAATTTCATTGCATCCCGGATGACCAGCATCTGCCGATGGTCGAGAATGCCTGCAATTTCCTGATCGGTGAACCCGTAGACCTCTTTGAGCGTGCTGCGGAATTTCGCCTTCGTTTCGTCCTTGGCATACTCTGGCCAGACGCGCTCCAGCGCTTGCTGCTCACGTGCCCGATAAGCTTTTTCGAGTGCCTGATACTCTTCGCGCTGATGCTTGGTTAGCTGATCGCGCTCCTTGTTCACCGCTTCCAGTGCAGCAAAGTCCCGCTGGAATGCCTGCAACTGAGCGTGGTAGGCCTCGGGGTTGTAGTCCGGGTGACGTGGATCAACGAGCGTCTGAGACGGCGGCTGCGGCTGCAGGAAACGCGAGACAAGCTCAAGGTTCTGCAGGTACTGGCCACGGGCCTGAATGGTGTCCTGCAGCGCCTGCGTGTACTCGGCTGGAACCTCACGGGCCTGCGTGCGAAGCTTCTCGACTTCGGTCTTGAGCCTCTGCGCTTCCTCGTAGCCTTCCCAGATCTGGCTGAGCTTCAGGCGGGCAGGCTCTGCGCCTTCCTCACCTGGAATTTCAAATTCCGGATCGTCGTCTTCTTCTTCGGCCTGTGCTTCTGGCGCTTTACCCGTCGCCAGATCAACCACGTTGCTCTCTGGCTCGCCTTCGGATTCGGCTTCCGGCTGTTCCTTGGCTGCGAAACGACCGCCTTCGTCACGCGGCGTGGTCTGCTGTTGTGTGACCTCGGTGAGCCGTGCTGCTGCGCTGTCAACGTCGTAGGCCGCTGGCGCCTGCACATCGATCGCACCCCCGCCGGTCGCGCCTTCGTTCTCAGCCTCGAATGACCTCAAAAACCATTCAATAAACATGCGATTGTGCCTTTTCCTGTTGCTTCGCTGCCTGTCGGCCCTGTGCTGCCGTTGCTTCCAATTCGGCTTTGAGCGACCGGAGCTGCTTCAGCTGCACCGCGCAATCCCGGCGCGTCTGGTCGTCAGAAACCGGGGCTCCAATCATCGCCTCTGTGATCCGGGTCATCTCTGCTGCGAACCACGACTGGACCAACTCATCGCCAAGCAACCGCTCAGCCGCTATCCCCCGCTCAACCTGATCGGCTAAGCGTTCTTCTCTCGGTCGTGATGGCGTCATTTTGCGAGGTCTCCGCCGGGCCTATGGGAAGACAGTGCCGCCCGGCCCTTGCTGTCACCGCTGCTCTTCGCCTTAGCCGTGTACAGTCCGATCTCGGCTTTCAGGCGCAGGTCGCGCTCTGCCAGCGCCATTTCCATGTCAGCCCGCTCGCGAGCCAACTGCATCTCCTGAGCCATGCGTTCCCGGGCCAGCTGCGCCTCAGAGGTCATGCGGAGCACAGCGATTTCGCGCTCAGATTCCGCCTTGATGAGCGCCAGTTCCCGTTCGGACGCGAACTTGAGGGTTGTCGCTTCCTGATCCGCCTGCTGCTTCTGCTGCTCCAGCTGCAACTGAGCTTGCATCTTCTGGCCTTCAAGCTGCAGCCGGCCCTGTGCCTCAACCACCTTGGGATCAGGCTGCGGCTCTGGTGGCTGCCAGTCTGGCGGGATTTCACCGAAGAACCGTGACGGATCCGGGAAGCCCATGTCTGAGGCCATCGACACGTAGCTGTTCCGAAGATGCTCCAGCGTGACCAGCGGAGTAGGCCCTGCCACCTGCAAGACCTGCTCCTGCTTGGCCGCGATCTGCATCAGGTGCGCAATGCGCTGCTGCTTGGAGACGCCGGCCGATCCTACGTCGATCTTCACGGCCATCTCGTCTGACCATGTGCGCGGATCCAGTTCCACCCACTGACCGAACAGCTTGACCATGCGGGGGCGGTCTTGATGAGCCACCACCAGCCGCAGGATGTTCTTGAAAACGCCTTCCAGCGCGACACCGGCCCAACGGGCAATCATCTCAACGCGGGTCTTGGCTGCCGCCTGTAGCAGATCAATGCCCGTGGCAGTCTTGTTCAGCGCTGTCGGGTCCATGCCCTGCGCGTGTTTGGTGACGCCCGAGGCTACCTGGCTGGTCTGGTCGAAGTATTCCAAGGCCTGCAGACAAGGGCCTGACACGTCCGGCGATACTGTTTCGTGAACCGCATCGCGGACCGGCCCCTTACCCGGAATGATGCCGCCGATCTGGTTATCAGCCAGAGCGTCCAGCCCGTCCTGATCGATAACCAGCGTGTTGACGTAGGTGCGCGGCGTAACCGTCTGCTGCAGCCCGTCCAGATAGGCGCGCGTGATAACCGTGCGGATTTTCTGCAGGTCCGCAATCATGTCGTCGATCGAGCGACCAACGACACGGTGCGCTACCCGGCTCGGCGTCCAAGCGGTAAACTGGCTATGAGTTACGTCGATGTTCTGCAGAATGATATCATCAACGCGCTTGATGAACCGCAGTTCGACAATGCCGTCGCCGTCGTAGTCAACGCGGACATATTCCTCCATCAGCCAGCATTCGCGGCGACCTTCGTCTACCTCTCCGCCAGTCTGCAGAGCGTGCACGTTGTCATCGGGATAGCGGGCCTGATAGCGGCCATCATCGCTCGGCTCGCCATCTGCCGGCTTGCGCTCACGCAGGGCCACTGCCTGTTCGGGATGCTGTCGGGCCAATTCCTCCACGTAGGCCAGCCGCTTGCGGGCGTGGTATTTGGCCGTGTCGATCGACTTGGCCCCTTTGTGGATGCGAAATTCTTCCGGCGGAACGGCCTCGATGTGCACCCGGCCCATTGCTGGCGTGCGGCGAAGCTCCAACGAATAAGAGGGACCGTCAGGCCCCTCTTGTTCTTCGTGTCCAAGGATTTCGTATTCGGGATCTTCCAGGTATCGCAGTACCTGCTCGACGCCGACGCCTTCAACAAGGGTTGGCGGTTCAGGTTCCGGATCCTCCCACGATACGCTGATGATGCCGAGGCGCTGAAGCAGGCCGTCGAACAGGAAGTCATAGGTAACTTCCGTGCCTGCGTTGTCCTCGAAATAGATATGGCTCAGGTAAGCGGCTACGATGTCAGCCTTGCTCTTGCCGTCTGGCGCGCCGGGGTATTGGTTGTCGTCCTCCGGCGCCATCGCCTTGGCGGAAACAAGATCATCCGACGACGCGAAACACCGCATCAGGTCCGGCATGATCCAGTTGATTGTATCTTCTACGTCATGGCTTACGACGCGCGAACGGCCTTCCGCTTCGTCACCATAGGGGCGCGCGAAATAATGGTCCAGCGCGCGGGCCTGCGCCGTGGCCAGCTCGGAGTCGTAATACGACGATGAGTCCGCTTCCTCTTGTTTGAGGATGCGGAGCAATGATTTCTCATCCATGTGTGCTATACTTCCAGCCTCAAACCGATTTGGAGGGCGCTATGGACGCTGTGATCACCGCGAAAGCCTGACCATCGACGAGTTCAAGGAGCAGTATGGCGTTGATCTGAGCGATACCGAGTGGCTAGACCTCTGGGTTGTCGGCCTGACCTAGCCGCCGCTTGGCTTCAGCCACTGCCCGCTCTTTCTTCTCATCGAGGGACAAGTCGAGGCTCGTGAACATTACGCGGATCGGCCTAGCTTCACCGCAAACGACCTCGATGATGTGGTCGCTAACAACATTGACTGTGTAATCGTTCGTCATGCTACTGTCCCAATCCGCTGCCTAATGCGCGCCACATTAGTGGATTTCGCCCGGTAGTTCACTGCAAACTCTCCGAAGGCGTCGGCACCGTGACTCGACCAATCGTGCAATGGGCGCTCGCGGAATGTTTTCCGCTTGTCGTCCCACTCGCGGCGGTAATTCTTCAAAACCTCGAGGCCCCGCTTGGTGCGCGTCTCATCGAACACGCAGCGGCTCAGGATCATCCGGGTAGCGTTGATGCGCTCAACCGGGTTGCACTTCACGCCAACGTTGATGTTCTTGAGGCCCAGGCCCTCGAGTGTTTCCTTGCGGCTGGTGCCGGAGATCAGCTCGCGGATCGCGATGTCGTGCGGCAGGTAGTGCGTGCCGTAGACATAGGGCTTGGACAGAACAACGCGGGTTGTCTCGTCCAGGCCCTGATTGTTGACCTCGTAGTAGTCGATGACACGGATTTCGCGGCCGACCGTCTGGAAGAACCAGATTGCGGTTGCGTCGTCCAGACCAAGATCCCAGGCTGTATCAACCGTTGTGGCGCGATCAAACGGCACCGCGGTTATCTGCCCGCGCTCCTGTAGATCCGCTATGTCTCTGCCGTAATAGGCGCCGACGATAGCCGCATCAAAGCTGCACTCGTATTCCTGAGCGTATTGCTCCGGCGTCATGGCCTGACGGGCGTCTCGCAGTTCTTCATCAGCGAGAAAGCCGGTTTCAGACGCCTTGAGCATCAGGCTGAACCAGTCGTCGGAATTAAGCGCCCCGACCCAGCCCGTCTCAGTGTTGCCCGCCCAAATGTCGTAGAATCCGTTTCGGCCCTTTGGCGTGCCGATGAAGGTTGCCCATCCCTGCCGATCCGATAGCGCCGGCCTAATGACCTCGGACCATGCGTTCGGGTCCATGTCGGCGTATTCGTCGAGGATCAGGCCATCGAGATAGATACCGCGAAGCCGTTCGTAGTTGTCAGCGCCATACAGCCTGATCCGCGCACCATTCGGGAAATCCACCCGCAGCTCGCTCTCGTTCGACTCCGTGCCCGGTATCGGCATGGCGAATTGTTTGAGGTACTGCCACGCAACGTCTTTGGCCTGCGCATAGAATGGCGCCAGATAGGCGAAGCGTGGGTTAGGCTTGGTGCAGGTCAGTGCAGCTTTGATCAGGTCGTTGATGCAGGCTACCGTTTTGCCCGCCCGCCGATGTGCGACAATGCACGCCCATCGCTCGGTCCTGTTGTGGTACGCAAGAAACTGCGGACGCGGCGTATATGGGATTACGACCCTGACTCGCTCGTGCCGCCCCATAGTACCTCTATCGTCGTTCTGACCGGGTTGTCCTTGTCGCCAGCCACGGTCATCGGGAGAACCTTGCCGACCAAGGTGAGGAACGCTGTCGGGTTCTCAGAAGCCTGTTCAACCAGGTACTCAACCCCGCCCTTTTGCTCCAGCGCTCCGAGGATCATTGCTTTCAGATCAGCGTTGATCTTGTTTGGCACGCCTTTCTTGCGACCTGACCCCGGACGTTTTCCGCCTCTCCCTGTTGGTTTGACGGTCATTTTGATAGTTGCCTCTACTATTTCAAATAGCCGATTGAGCTATTCGCCTATTCGCGTCTCAGCACATTGCCGGTCGTTCGCCTGTTTTCTGTTGAGGGCGCATGCCGGTCGCAAGATGCTGATTACAACGAAAAAGCCCGCTGACGATTTCTCGCGCGGGCCACTTTGAGTCGCAATGCGGCTCAATACATACTGATTCGCATAAGCGTGGCATGAAGTCAACCAAAAATTAACCATGTTTCTGTGCAGCGCCATCCCGCTCCTTGGCGATCTGCTCAATGATCGGCAACAGCGCTGGCAGGCGGTCCAACAGTTGAATGATCGTCGCCACTGCAGGCGGAACCGCAACCGTTGCCCAATACTGGCCGGTGCGGGACTTCGCTCCCAGCATTCGGGCAAATCCCACCTGTGTCAGCCCGTGGCGCTTCAGCGCTTCCCGATATTCTTCTGGTGTCATTTCGCTCATGCGCAATCTTTAGCACAAAAACCCGGGGTTTAGCAAGAAAATTACACAATCTTTGTGCCTGCCCCATTGACAGATGCGCAATCTTTGTGTAGATTCATAATCAGAAAGACGGGAAACGCAAACCAAGGAGAAGCCAAATGACCAAGACCTTCCTCAAGATCGCAGCTACCGCAGCCCTCTGGACCGCAATCTTCGCAACCATCGTCACGGCCCTGAACTTCCAGCCTACCACCCTGGGCAGCATCGGAGCCTCCGCCATCGCCACGTACGGGGCGCTCGTCATCGTCTGGGGCCGCAAGGCGGTCCATAGCCTGTTTGCCTAAGCCGCCCGCGATCAAATACAGCAAGGCCGGAGCTGCGCGAACAGCCCGGCCACTAACGGGGCTTCTTTGTGCCTCGCGCTGATCCTAAAACGGTATCTCGTCATCCAACGGCCGCTCGTATTCGCTCGGCGCTGCAGCCTTTGGCGCGCTGGCCTGATCGCCATGCTCAGGCTGACCGCTATCCTGCCAACCGCCCCGCCCATCCAGCATGATCAGGCTGCTGTTGAAACCCTGCAGCACGATCTCGGTTGAATACCGATCAGTCCCGGACTGGTCCTGCCATTTACGTGTTTGCAGCTGGCCCTCGACGTAGATCTTCGAGCCCTTGCGCAGATACTGCTCCGCCACCCGGCACAAGCCCTCGTTGAAGAGCACTACCGAGTGCCATTCCGTCTTTTCACGGCGCTCGCCTGAGTTCTTGTCGCGCCACGTCTCTGTGGTCGCAACCCGAAGATTGGCTATTGGACGACCATCCTGTGTCCGACGGATTTCCGGGTCCCGCCCGAGGTGCCCAAGAAGGGTCACGCGATTAATTGAACCGGCCATATCAATGCTTTCCTTTCGGCACAACGCGAACCTTGGTTGATTTTTTCATCGCAATAGCTTCCGAGACGTTTCGCGGCTTGCGATGCACAATCTGCAGCTTGCCGTCCTTCCCGATCCGGACCCCGGTGACTGGTTTCGAGGTCATGCCACCCGCCTTTGCTGTTCACGGCGCTTCTGAGCCTTCCACTGGTCATATTCCTGTGCCGTGGCGGCCAGCATGGAAAGGGCTGCTTTCAGGGCACCGTCTGCCACACCCTTGGCCCGGCGAGCGTCCCTGCAGCGCCCGTAGCTCATGCCAAACTCTGCCGGCGTTGGAGCCCTTTCTGCTCCCGATAATGGTTCTTCCAGCACAAATGCTTTCAGTATCACCTTGATCTCTGCCGGAAGCCTGTCCCATAGGGCGTTGAAGTCCCGGGCCGCCGCCTCCTGGCGCTCTGCTAGGGGAAGCTTGCTCGCTGGATCACCTCCCCCCACCCCGCCACCGTAGGAACTGATCGCTGATCGGGGCTGCATCCCGTAGTAAGCGTCCCTCAGGCGGGCAGCGGCGTTGTATTCCGCTACCGTCAGCAGATCCATTGCCTGATCTACGGGCCAATCAAAGCGGTGCCGTTTCAAGGCGGGTATCGGGCCATTGGCTGGCTCTACGATATCGACTATTGGAGGCTCCCCGGCCTGCCGCAGCCGCTCCGGCGTAGGTGCCGTAGGTGAGCGCGTTTCCCGAGCCGCCATGCGAGATGCCAGCCGCTTCAGGGCTTTGGTAGCCACCCGTACTGCCCCGTCGTCGTGGGGAATCCGCTCGATGTCGATCCCCATTGAACTGCACTGTCGGATTACTCGTCGCCGCATCTCGGCTATTCGAGTGCTTGCAACCTTTTTGCCGTCCATTGCTCATGACCCCCTGTCTGAATGCTGTTTGCTGGCCCAAATTTGGCCCGTGACGGCCTTTCGTGCCCTTTCCGCTACTCAGCAGCCGGAATGGTTAAAACGCCGCTGTGTGACGCTCTGTGTGCGTTTTCGGATTTTTGGGCTTTCGGCTTTCCGCACACACCCGCCTCGTGCAAATCGTCTCGCCCAATGCCGCGGGCCTCATACGCAATCAGGAACATCAGGCAGCAGGCGGCGTGCCATAGGTGGCTGTAGCCCGTCTCGCGATCATGGCGCTCGCCGCTGGCCCACGCGTTCAGGTGCCGATGCAGCGCATCCCAAGGGCGCGACCAATCCATGCCGAGCGCCCAATTTCCTGCCGCGTACTTCCTCGCACCGAAGGCCAGCACCTTCCCCATGCCGTCGATCATCTCCCAGGCAATCAGGCCGGGGCGGCTCACCTTTGCGGTGTCGTCTTTGTGTGCTGTAATCGTGACCTCACTGACCATTGACCACCTCCGCAAGATTGAGCTGAACAGGCTTTTCCTTGGGACGCTCAACGAACATATCGGGCTGCGCATAGGCGGCCTCGATACGCTTGCAAGCGATGTCGAAATACTTGGGCTCGATCTCAATGCCGATGAACTTCCGGCCCAGCTTCACGCAGGCAACACCAGTGGTGCCAGAACCCATGAAGGGATCGAGGATAGTGTTGGCGTCGGGGAGGAAACCGAGACACCATTGCATCAGGGCGATGGGCTTTTGCGTGGGGTGGGCTACGCGCTCGGCGTTTGTTGCTGCAATGGTCCAATCAAACAGGCGAGCGTTCGCATCGAAATTCGTCCACGCATGTTCACAATCAGCCATTGTTGGCACTGCATCGCGCTTATACCAAGTCAGCCAGCATCTTGAAGGCGGCAGGGCCATGTAATTGCCGCCCCATACAATCGCAGGAGTTTGACCTATCCAGTCCAACACAGGTGGCCGCGCGTCCCAGTCATAATCAGCCCCCGCAAACTTTTTGCCCCATGTTCCACCTTGTAGCTTTTGGGCCAGCCCATACGGCGGATCGGTCACGACAGCATCGACCTTGCCAAGCGTTGGCAGGATTTCACGGCAATCCCCGAGAATAAGACGGCAATCGCCAATGATTTCTTCGCGGTAGCTTGTTGTCATGCTGCCTCCCCATTCATGCGCGCGGCGTACTCAGCTGCGTAGCCACAGGTAAAGCCAATTTCGCCGCGGAGCTCATTCAGCTCCCACCATTCCTCGCTGAAAATCCGGACGCGCCGCCGCTCAAGCTCCGCGATGCGTTCCTCTTTCGTGGGTTCCCGTTTCTCCTGCGGCTCAACCGGAAGGGCTGGCCAGACAATCTCGGACTCTGGCGCCTCGACTTTCACAACCTGCCTGGACACTGCCTCCAGCGTCGGGAAATTCTCCGACGTGAGATGGGCCTCTGACGCCGCAACAAGCCAGCGGAACCAGTCATCGGATTGCAGACGCTTCTCTGCCTTCCGCACCCCGTGGAGCACCGTCGTGTGATCGCGATTTCCGAGCAGCCGGCCGATCTGTGGGTAGGACCAGCACCCTTGCTGCCGGGCGATCCACATCACCGCATGGCGGGCGGAGACGATTTCCTGCGCTCTGAGCGGCCCCGTGATGTCGCGCACCGGGACGCCGGACGCCTTCGAAACTGCCCGGATGATTTCGTTTACCCGCCATGGGCGGCGTTCCTGGATTTCTTCAACGTTCGCCATCGATTGTTCCCCCATGTTTCAGCCTCCCTCACTCACCAGCCACGACGCGAAACTCGACCGGAACGGGCGCTGCCGTCCGCGGTTCATTGCCTTGCTTGCGTCGGATAAATTCGAGAACGTGCAGCGCGTGCTTGGCGCTGTTGCAGGACTTGCAGGACGGCACGTAGTTCGCGAGAGTGTCAGGGCCGCCGGCCGACTTCGGAACGACGTGCTCGATGTGCCAGTCTTCCCCGAGTTCGGCGTCGCAGTAAGCGCAAAGCCCTTCCGTCAGAGCCTTCACCGCTTCGCGAACGGCGGGATCGTTCGGGCTGTCCACGTGCAAGCGACGCATATCGGCAAGCTGCGACCTCAATTCCTCGTGGCTACGGCGCAGATCGCCCAAAAATTTGCTGGCGCGAAACAGGCCGTCCAGGGGCTTTTCACGAATTACCCCCGGGACCATTTCCAATTCGTCGCTGTCGAACAGTCTGCTCTCGATTGTCTGGATCGAGTTGAGATAATCGCGACGGGTATCTTCGTCGTCTTCGCCCAGGCTGATGTTGTGGCGAAGCCTAGCGAGTTCTTTGAATATCGCGCCGTGCGCTTGCTCAACCGTCTGGATGATCGGCCGTATTTCGCGGGCAATAACCCTTCGAATATCCAAGATTATGCCGTCTTCTTCCGCTGCATCGAAAAACGGCTCTTCGTCGATCAGTTGCATCGTCTCATCCCCTGGCTGTCGTAGATTTCATCGAGCCGTAGCTCGGCAATGAGTTGCGCCGGCACGACGCATTGCGGATGCCCCGGTGCTGGCCCCAACTCCGCCACCCGCCAGATTCCGTTCGCGTACTGGCGGATCCCCTTGCGCCACCGTTCCAGCGTCATCTCGGCCAGCAGGTTGGGGTCCTTCCACCACGGCCCTGCCGGCTTGGCTTCGGCCAGCGTTTCGAACCGGCGTTGACTGAGATATCCCTCGGCGTGAAGCGTCACAGCGTCCGGCGATTTACGGCGGCGCTCGGCTAGCAGTTCACGGAACGCGGGCAGTGCGCGGTAAGCCGCATCCCGCTCGTCAGCGGTCAGAGCTCGCCAACGCTTCCAGGCGTTCGCTTTCGACATACCGCGAGTGTCCGGGTACTCACTCCAAAACTTCTCGAAGTCGTCCGAGTAGGGGATGCGCTTCCTAGGTGCTGGTTTTGGCTCAGACATCCCGTCCCCCCGTAAGGGGGAAAGGGGGTTATTACTTATCTCTAACTCTGTATCTGTATCTGAACGCGCGCGCGTGGTGCTTCTTTCGTGGCACGAACTTGCAACCCATTCGTTGATTTCATTAGTTAATTCGCAATTTTCGACGTCGTTATCTGCTATTTTCGCGGAAGTTTCACGGATGGTTCGCGGAAGTTTCACGGACTTTTCGCGGTTCTTTCGCTCGCGTTCGACGGCAATCTCTGAGTTCGCCCGGCGCTGTTTTTCGCGCGCCTCGATCTCTACAGCTGCCCTCTCGTTGAGTATCCCGCGCTCTGTCCGGATCAGCTTGGTTGCCTCGATCAAGCTCTCAACGAGCGACCGCGCCTTGCGAGACGAGATGTGCATCTGGTGACCGAGCCAAGCGTAGTCATCCTTAACCGGGTCACCGCTCAGCATCTGCAGTGCGATCATGTCGATGTATGCGCCGCGCTGCTCAGGCGTGAGGTCGCGCGTGCCATCGATCCAATCTTGCGGGTAGAATTTGAACCAAGGATCGCCGCGTCTACGCATAATCGCCCCCCTGTCGTGAGAGGTTTGAGAACCTTGTCAGTTCAGCCTGGAACGCCAGCGGCACGGAGCCCGTAGGCCCCTGCCTCTGCTTGGCGATGATGACCTCTGCCTTGCCTTGCGCAGCGAGCAGTTCCTCTTGCCATTTCGAATAGGCCGCTCCGTCCGCGCCGTCCGGCTCGCGCTGCCGGATGTAGTATTCTTCGCGGTAGGCAAAGAGCACGACGTCTGCGTCTTGCTCGATCGATCCGGAATCTCTCAGGTCCGAGAGCTGCGGGCGCTTGTTCTCTCTCTGCTCGACTGCTCGGGAAAGCTGCGACAGAGCGATGATCGGGACGTGCAGCTCCTTCGCCAGAGCCTTGAGCCCGGTCGTTATCTCGGTGATTTCCTGAACGCGGTTTTCACGGCCTTTGCCGCGGATCAGTTGCAAGTAGTCGATGACGATCAACGCCGTTCCGTGCTTGCGCTTCCGGCGTCGTGCGCGCGCCGCAATCTGGGCAAGCGTGACGCCGCCGCGGTCATCGATGATGAGCGGAACGTTGCGGATGCGGCTGCCCGCTCTGATAGCCGCTTCCACCTCATGCGGTGCCGCTGTACCGCGTTGCAGCTTCGATGAGCTGACGCCGCACTCCCCCGATACGATCCGCTCTGTCAGCTCGTCGTGGGCCATTTCCAGCGAGAAGAAATCCACCGGAGCCGGGATACACTCCCCGTTGTCGTCATGGGTGCCGCTCTTAGCGACGTGCCAAGCGATGTTCGTTGCCAGCGCGGTTTTGCCCATGCCCGGACGGCCCGCCAGAATGTAGAGCCGTGCCGGCACCAACCCGCCTAGCTTGTCGTCCAGATCGGCCAGCCCGGTCGACAGCCCACGCATGCGGCCGCCGTGCTTCAGGGCTTCCTGCATACGCTCCAGGGCGACATCTACGGATTGCGCGAACGTCACCTCGCTACGGCCATCGCTTCCGGCCTCTGCCAGCGCAAACAACGCTTGCTCGGTTTCCTCGATCAGAACGCTTGGCGGCGTGTCTATATCCGCCTCAAACGCTGCCTCTGCCGCGTCCTGACCAATGGCGATAATCTGGCGCCGAATGGCCAAATCCCGGATCGTCTCGGCGTAGGCCCGAGCGCTCGCCACCGTTGCCGCGTTGAACGCCAGACGGTTTAGATATTCCGGAACAGTCAGATCATCGGTGATCGGTGGCGCGTTCTCGAAGAACGTGCGCAGCGTCGCCGCGGAAACATGCGTGCCGGCCGCGAGCATCTTGGCCGCCGTCTCGAACAGCGCCTGATGCAGCGGGTCGTAGAAATGGCCCGCGCTGATGACATCAACGACGCGCTCGTATGCCTCGTTGTGCACCAGGATCGCACCCAGCAGCGCCTGTTCTGCGTCGATGTTGTGCGGCGCTTCCCGCGGGGCGGCTTCTATCCCCATCGCCGTTTCGGTACGCATCAACATGTGCACACCTCAAAACGACGCTTGCGGGAATCATGCTGATTTGTTAACAAAGTCGTATCTCCCTCTACGGAGCATGCTCCGACAGTCAGAAACGGCTCCTTCGGCGCCAACCTATCGAGCCATGAATTTTGAGAAGCTCTCGGCGGCAACCGGGAGCTTTTCGCGTTTATGAGTTCAGTTTCTTGATGGTCAGGAACCGGAACATCGGCTCGCCGTAAGACGTGTCGATCAGCCCGGCCTCTTCCATCACCTGGTATTCCTCCTTGAGCAGTGGCAGGAAGTGCTCGCCCTTCTCAATGCAGCTGGCGGCCCTTCCGCGAATGCGCTCGATCATCTCCTGCTGTTTTGTTTTCATGCCGCCTGCGCCTCCTTGCTCATTGCCATTGACCGGTATCTGTATGCCGTCGATTTCGGCAGCTTGAGACTGGACTGCACCACGTGGAGCGATGGCCAGACGCCGCGCTCATCGTGATAGTTGCTGATCCATTCCAGCGCTTTTTCCATCCGTTCGGTCGTGTTGTTCGAGACAACCAAAGCGGGCATGAATGGTGTTTGGACCTGCTGCGGTTTCACTGGTTCCACGAGTGGTTCCATTTGAGGTTCCACCGTTGGTTCCACTGGTTCCATTGATGGTTCCAGCATCGGTTCCACGCTTTCCGGTGGAACAGTGGAACTGACTGAAGTCTCACGGTTTTCTTTTGGTTCCACCGGAGGTTCCACGACAGGTTCCACTTGGGGTTCCAGTGGTTCCACTGAGGGTTCCACCGAAATTGGAACCATAACCGTTCCAGCACTCGCTATGCGTGCACTCGCCAGCCTTTGGGATGCGTACACACGCAGCTGGCGAAGGGTGTCCACCTCCTGCGGCAGCTCCTGGATCAGGAACTCTCGGAGGGTGCGGGCGGGGCACGGTACAGGGATGCCGGTAGCGCGCGACCACTCGTCATCCCGCAGTCGCCAGCATGGAACCTCGTCGGGGTCTTCCGGCCACGGCATGTTGAATTCGTACCGGTTGCAGAGCATGGCGACGATGATGTCAGGGCACCGCTCGCGCTGTTCCTCCAACGTCATTCGCCGTGGCTGTCTGCGCCACCTGAACCACCTCATGCGACAACCTCCAGCTCTCTGGATGCCGCTGGCTCGGCCGCCTCCTTCCTTGGTGGCAGGGGCACAGTCGCTCTTTGCAGATGCTCCGCGCAGTAGGGTGATCCGGGAACGCGCTCAGCAGCGCAGAATCCGAAACCGGGTTCTCCCGGCTCGCCGACCGGCCAGCGGCAGTCATGTTTTTCAAGATCCAGCAATTGCTTGCGGGCGATGTCAGTCTCGCGGGTCTGCGGCAGGCTGCGGCAGGCCATTGGCGGCACGGGAGCGCGACCGACCCGCCTGGCAACACGCTTCTGCGCTTTCCTCGATCGGACGGAGGCTTTCCGCTTATCGGTCGCGCGCGCCGGCAGCCCCATCCGGTGAACCTTGGCGATAACAGCGCATCTCGTGACGCCGCCAAGCTGCCTTGCACACACGCTGGCGCTATACCCGGCCGCCCATAGTTCGGTTAGTCTCTGCTCGCGTTCAGGAGTCCAGGAACTTTTACGCCGCCGCATCCCGCGCAGATAAACCTGCTGCTGGATCGCCTGCTCAGTTGCGCCTGTTTGCACCGCGATTTCAGCCAATGGCAGCCCAGCCGCATACAGGTGTCGGAGCACGGCCAGCCGTTCGGGCGTCCAGTGCGTGAATGTCCGGTGAACCGCTCGGCTCTCTGTCATGGCCCCCGCCTGTGAAATTCTCTACTCAACCAAAGGGGGCCGCCACGAACGGACGGCCCGAGTTTGGTAGAGAGGAAGCAATCTGAACTCACGCCACTAGAACACCGGCGGCTTGGGCTGATTGACGGCCGATATGACCTCCGGAGAGGCTCCCCGCACCGATTTACCCGAACCTGGGATCAGCCCTTTGGTAAGGGCGGCCACCGAACTACACCCCCCGAGAATAGCGGGGATCGCTAGGCACTAAGGCAGGGCAGACGCTGTCGGGGCACAGAGGAAACCCCGGCCACCCTCACGGAATGGCCCGTCTGCCCGGCGCTGGCGCCGTACTCACGCTACTGACACGCGGTGTCGCCGCCTGATGGGCGGTGAGACTCGATGAACGACCGGATCTTCTCGGCGGTCGCGAGCGTGACCGTCCGTCCGTTCTCCAATCTTCCGACAACTTCTGAGTTCCCACAGGCAACCTTTCCGAAGTAGGATTTACCCATTCCGGTTTTGGCCAAGAATTCGCGAATATCTGAAAGAAGATCGTTGTTCATGTCCCGCATCATATCCGCTTTCGCGGACGCGTCAAGCATCCTCGATAGAATACGTGCGTGCGTGGCCGAAATAGAGGATATTCGGCCTCATGAGTAAGGAAGATTGGAGAGGCAGGCTTGCCACAGCTCTCGAAAAGAGCGGCAAGTCCAAAAGGGCAGTGTCCCTAGGCGCGGGACTAGGGCACGGCTACATGCACGGCATTTTGGTTGAGGGCAAAGATCCGTCGATCGACAACCTGGTGGCGCTTTGCAGAGAAATGGGCGTGAGCCTCTCGTACGTTCTGTATGGTGTCGATATGAGCCCTGAAACCGAAGCGATTATTCGGGAGCTAGAGAGGGCTTCGCCTGAGCGGCGGAAGGCTCTTCTCGAGTTTCTAAAGTCTTGAAATCCCTCAGACGGTTAGCTTTTTGTTGATCCGTCAAGCTCTCCATGAGCAGCAGCAATTCAGAAACAGTCATGCTTTCCCCCCTATGATGCCATAGGAACATGCCGCCTTCTGGGTGGTCAAGAACATATCGTGAACGATTTGCACTGAGTTGTCAGCACCGTGCTAGATAACCCATTTCCGTGTAGCGATATTCCCTATACAGCTCTGAACCAGAGCAGAGGGAGCGGAGCAAGCAAAGACTCCCCCTACCCCTCATAGCCGCTAGGCCACGAAAGGCGGGAGAGTCGTTTGCTGCGAGTGAACCGTCGCATCGGTCGCATCGCATAAGCAGGACGCCTCTCGGCTAATCCGTCCTCTGTTTCTGGTAGCGCCGTAGGACTTTCGACTCCCGCGCACCCGGCTTCACCAGTGAGGGAATTGCACCCTATGGCCGGTTTAACGCCCCATCCATCTCATGCGTCGCCTGTTGAATGCAACAAAAAATATCCTCGATAGCGGACGATTGTTGTTGACACGTCCGCGAAAGCGGATATTGTTGACCTCATCGACGGGGCGCAACCTGCACTCCTACCAACGCTGATACCTCTCCCCAGCAGGTAGCCCCGTCGAACTGAGCAATTCAGCGATGGGATGCAGACCAATGGTCGATTTCACGAGATTAGCGACAGACGAGCTGGAAACGGCCAGCGAATATCTTCGGGCCAGCGACAAGGCCATCCGCCCGACAGCTCTGCGCACCCTGGAACTCTGCGCGGCCGAGCACGTCGCAGACTGGCCCGTAGGCATGGATCTGAGCGACCACAGCCTCGCCGGACGCCAGCGCGTCATCAATCACCTGAGCGAGATGGTTCGCAGCAAGGCGGTCAATTCAACGGCACAACGGGCAGCACTGGCCCGCGCCTACCAGACCGAACGGCACGAGCTGGACCTGCTGTGGGTTCGAAAGCCCTCATGGTTCTTCGAACTCCGCGAAGCTCTCACGGCTCCAACTCCTGAATATGAGGTGGCGTGATGCGGCTCACCTTCGACGACTTCGGGCTTCCGTTCCCCGGCGACGTGCAGGTCGGGAGCTTCAGCGGCCGGTTCTCTCTCGATGACGACGGCCTGATTGAGTGGATTGAGCTGGATGGATACCGCCCGGCAGACCGCTCATGGGAAGCGGAGACGGTCACGGTTTACCCGGGCGACCAGCTCTACGACCTGCTCGCAGACCCTCTTCTGAAGGCATTTGCAGACGAGATCGAGGCGCGGGAGGCGGCCAACCGTCCATACGTAGATCCATACGCAGAGCACCGCCTGTCAGCAGCACAGATGGGGGTAGGACGATGACCGACGAACCCACATTCGGCACCGACGCCATCATGAAGCAGCTGATGGAGCGGGAAGAGCGTGCATCGCTTCTAGACATCCTCGCCTCGGCCTTCAAACGCGCCAGAGACAACGCCGACACGCCTCTCCACGGCGCTGTGATGATCGAAAGCGACCTGAACAAGGCAGGCTACCAGATCGGGAGGAAGCCATGAGCGATTGCATCGAAACTGCCGACCCGCCCAAGGCCAGCGTCGATGAGTGGGCCGAGTACGACTTCGGACCTCTTACCCGAACAGACGAAACGGACAGCATACGTGTTCGAGGGCTGGCTCTGCTCCTGAACAGAACGAGCCGTAACCTGTGGCGCTACACGGGCGCGTTCTCCACGGCACAGACGATCGCTCGACACGCTGCTCTAGGGATCATCACAGCAGATGAGGCCGTGCAGCAGATCATAGCCCTGCAACACCCGAGCGAGCACGCCTGATGGAACACGTATCCGATCCACTGGCGAAGCTTCTAGCAGGCGTCATCAAGCGCAGCAAGCTCGACCCTCAACAGTGCCTTCGCATGTTCGACCAGACCAAGTCTCTGCGATGGCTGGTCCAATACGAACTCGAAGCCGAAAAGCAGCAGCTTGAAGCCAATAAGGAACCAGTCAAATGAGCGTACCTGTCACAGTTGAAGAGAGCACCGCGCCAGCCCCCGTCCAGAAGGGAGAAAGTGCTGCCCTGCTGTCCATGATCGAACGGGCGGCGCGCGATCCTAATGTCGATATCGACAAAATGGAACGGTTGTTCGAGATGCACGAGCGAATGACGGCACACTCTGCAAAAGCCGCTTACCTGGCTGCGCTGGCGAAGATGCAGACCGAACTTCCCGTGATCGAGAAGCGGGGCACCATCGGTACGCAATCGAAGTATGCCCGCTGGGAGGATGTCGTAGAGGCCATCACGCCGGTGCTTGCTCGGAACGGTTTTTCTCTATCGTTCCGCGTTGACCAGCCGACGCCAGACCGCATCTCCGTCACGGCGGTCCTTGGCCACTCAGAAGGGCATACGGAAGAAACATCGATGTCCCTGCCGATCGACAACAGCGGCAGCAAGAACAACGTCCAAGGATGGGGTTCGTCAGTTTCTTACGGCAAGCGGTACACGTCATTCGCCCTGCTGAACATCTCTGCCCGTGGCGAGGATGACGACGGAAACGCGGCTGGCTTGGCCACGATCACCGATGAGCAGCAGGAAATCCTGAAATCCATCGTCGCGAAGATCGACAGCAGCCCGGCCAAGTTCCTGGAGTTCGCGAAGGCCAACAGCTTCGCGGACATCAAGGTCAAGGACTTTGGCCGCCTGCACGCCCTCCTGCTTCAGCGCGCAAAGAAGGTGAAGAAATGAACGTTCTGGACCTCGAACAGGGCAGCCCGGAATGGCTGCAAGCGCGATGCGGGAGCCTTGGCGCATCAAGGATTGCGGATGCTGTTGCGAAGACCCGATCAGGATGGGGGGCATCTCGCGGCAATCTGCTCACTGAACTGGTTTGCGAGCGCCTGACCGGCATACCCACGGAATGCTTTGTCTCGGAAGCCATGCGCCACGGGACCGAGCAAGAGCCGCACGCCCGGGCAATGTACGAGTTCCTCCACGATGCGGACGTGAAACAGGTGGGCCTTGTTCTGCACCCCACGATCAAGGGCACTCACGCCAGCCCGGACGGATTGGTCGGGGATAGCGGGCTGATCGAGATCAAGGCTCCATCCAGCCGGGTCCACATTGAAACGCTTATGCGCGGATCAATCGACGGCCGCTACTTGAAGCAAATGCAGTGGCAAATCGCATGCACCGGACGCGATTGGTGCGACTTCATTTCCTTCGATCCAAGAGTGCCGGCAGAAATGCAGCTGTTCGTCAAGCGCATCCCTCGCGATGACGAAATGATTGCAGAACTGGAGCGCGAAGTCTCTGCCTTCCTAGCGGAAGTAGACGCGACCGTCGCGAGTCTCCGCAAGACCTACCAGCAAAGCGAGGCAGCGTGATGAGCAAGCACTCACAAGAAGCGTACCTGAAGGAGGTCCGCGACGGGATCGCGATAGTCAGCCTTTTGATTTCGATGGCTCTTTCACTGCTTCTAATCGGATTAGGAGCAAATTTCGCCATCGCCCTCGCCGTTCAGATCGTCTCATTTTTGGTCATCTTGATCGCCCTCTTCATACGGCTTGAGAGGATGCTGAATGAGTAAGCAAATCCACTGCCCTCAGTGCGGCTGCCAGTTCGACGAAGAGTTCAAGGGCAAGCCCCGGTCGATCGATCAGCACCGGCGATTTTTTGCCCTTTGCCGCGCCGTCTACGCCCACTGGCCGGAGACGCACGAACGCCAGTTTGGCGACGCCGAGGAATGCCGAAAGTTTTTGCAGATGAAGGCAGGCTACCGCGAGATCGCGGCGCAAATCCCTCTTGTCGGCCTGCCGAGGGAGAAGGCTCTCGTCCTGGTGGAAGCGTCGATCCGTGGCGCTGGCAGCTACGCGGTGCCAGTCCTGCACGGCGACACGATGGTGATCTTCAAACCCAAGTCCATAGCGTTCTCGAAGCTGCCTCACATCGCATTTTGCGCCCTGAACAACGCCGTTGATGAGGTAATTCGAGCCGAAACCGGCTTGGACCCTGACCAGCTGCTCAATGAAACAGCGAGGGCCGCCTGACATGACCGGCAAACTCAAGGTGCTCGATCTGTTCAGTGGCATAGGCGGATTTAGCCTTGGCCTGGAACGCACCGGCGGATTTGAAACGGTGGCGTTCTGTGAGATCGAAGAGTTTCCGCGCCGTATACTAACAAAACATTGGCCAAAGGTGCCGATACACGATGACATTCGAAGCCAGGAATTTGTCGAGGGAGAGGCAGACATCATCACAGCGGGCTTCCCCTGCCAGGATGTCAGCTTCGCCGGAAAGCGCGCCGGAGTTACCGGTGCCCGTTCGGGACTCTATCGGGAGGTGCTTCGAGCCATTCGCTTGGTACGACCCAAGTTCACGATCCTGGAGAACGTGGCAGCGCTGCTTTGTGACGGGATGGGCCGAGTTCTCGGAGACGTGGCCGAGAACGGGCTTGATGCGGAATGGGATTGCATTTCGGCTGGCGACTGTGGCGCACCCCACGGGCGTGATCGAATTTGGATCACCCTTGCCGACGCCGACAAGCTCGAGCGGTCGGAGCGGAGCCGTGCGGGCGCTGGATGGTGGCTCTGGAGCCCGCAAGAAATTGCAGCGGCTTGCAACGCCGACGGTGCATGGGAATTACAACCGCCAAGGCTCCTCGGAGATGTCCGGCGACGGGTTGATAACGCAGCTCGTGACGGAGCTTGGTGGTCCTGTGACTGGCAAACCCAGTTTGAGGCGCTTCGTCGAATGGATGATGGCGTTTCCTCAAGACTGGACCGATCCGACGCCGCTGCCGCCGTCGCAGCGCTCGGAAACGCGGTAGTCACGATCATACCAGAGATTTGGGGCCAGGCGATCCTTTCTGCAGAAGCAGCGAGGGCCGCCTGACATGACCACCCGCTTTGACTGGTTCGCCCGAGAGGTTGCCGAGAAGCTCCTGAAGCTGTTCGGAGCGATCCGTGTGCACATCCGGATTGAGTGCGCGGACGGGAATTCGATCAATTTCGTCGCTCCTGAGACTGACTGGAAGGAGGTCGCGCGTGAAGCCGTCTCTAGATGAACTGGTGGAATTTGCAGAGAGCCAGATCGGCAAAGAGGGCACCGAGCGGGACGCGGTTTGCCGCGCGGCCATCGTCTCCAACCTTCGCTGGCTCCGAGACCACGCCGATTTTCTGCACACCGTTATCGCAGCGTTGCGTGCGTTCCCAGAGGCCGAGATTTCAGAAAGGACGACGCAGTGACCGCCACCTACGACATAGCCGCCCTAGAGGCTCTACGTGATCGAGTGAGAGACGCGACGGGGCCGGATCGGGAGCTGGATTGGGATCTGGAACGCCTGTTTCATCCTGATGCCCCGGTATTCAAGATCGACCCCGAAAAGCACCCGCAGACCTTTGCTGATCTTCGGTTTGCGTGGGAGGCTGTAAACCAGGGTTACATCAGCACGTGGGTGTTTCCAAAGCTTTCCTCATCCCTCGACGCCTGCGCCGCCCTACAGGCAGAGCTATGGCCGGGGTCGCTTCGAGAGGTCGAATACCACGGCAATGTATGCAGAGTGTTTGTCTGGGGGCCTGGTTTCGGCTGGCTTTACTACGAAGACCACAGACATGGCGAATGCCTCGCTTGGCTCTCCGCCATCCTCTCCGCTCTGATCGCTATGCACAGGGAGGCGGTGAATGTCTGAGAGCCTGAAGCCCGACCTGCCAGAGATTTGGCTTGAACCTGCTTGCGCAGACGACAGCTACGAAGGTCGCACTTGGTGCGGGCACGATTGCTGGAATGGGAAGTGTGAGGACTGCGGTTCTCCGTCCGTCCGTTATGTGCGTGCGGATCTGATCGACCGCCAGCCTGCCTCTGACACTCCCGACCCCCGTGACGAGGTGATTAGAGAGCTTCGGGACGCGCTGGATAGGTTGCTGGCGTGTCCGGCTATCGCGGACGAGAACCACAGTGACCCCGCATGGGGCGACAATGAAACGGCTGATGCCATTTTGTTCGCACGCCGCGCCCGCGCTGCTCTTTCCAAGGGGGAGGGTGACACGTGAGCGTCCAGTACATCGCACCGACGAAGCGGCGATCAATGTCCAAGTCGCGCCGGGTCAAGATCTTCCTCTCGCGCAACGGCATCTGCTGCATTTGCACGCGCCAGATCAGGCAGGGCGAAGCGTGGATCATTGAGCACCCAGACGCCGTAGCGCTCGGAGGCTCCGACAATGACGAAGACCTGCACCCAGCCCATGAGAAGTGCCGTCGGGTGAAGGACAAGGACGACGCCGCGAAGATCGCCAAGCGCAACCGCCTCGTTGACAGCGGCTACGTGGGTGAAGGCAGGCGGAAGGGGCGGCCGATGCCAGGATCACGGGCGTCTGGCTGGAAGCGGAAGATGAACGGGGAGGTAGTGAGGCGATGAGTAGCATCTCTGATGGGCAGGAGTGCCATCGGTGCGAAGGCACGGGAAAGATCTACGCGTTCGTAGACGGGCACACCGCCGATGGTCGTCCGTGGGGCGACCTCCGTCAAATCACCTGCCGGACCTGCGAGGGTGAGGGTGTGATCTCCGCTGATCGTGCCGAGCGGATGCGGATCGGCCTGGAGCTTCGCGAAAAGCGGAGGGCGACCGGCAAGACGCTTTTGGAAGCCGCTAGCGAGCTTGGAATTTCGCCTGCTGAATTGTCCCGCCGCGAACAAGGCCGGGGTGACTGACATGGGCCGCTTATTCACGAGAGAGGCGCTGATAGATGCTGTTCAGTTAGCGGCATCCCTAGCGATCGTGTTGGGACTCGGCTGGGTGATGCTGGGGAAGCCGCCATCGCTGGCCACCATAATCGTCACCGGCGTCGTGCTCTTCGTGGTCTGGCTTGGCCGTTTTGGGAGGGAGTGAGAATGAGTGAGCTTATGCCCGAGAGCGATGTGACGATCCCACGTTACGCGACAGTCGTGGAAGTTGCTGCAGCTCTGAGGTGCTCAAAGTCACAGGTCTACAATCTGATCTACTCCGGGGAATTGCCTACGGTAAAGGTTGCGGGGAAAACACTATGTCGGGCGATAGACGTGAATCGGTATGTGAGGATGTGCGAACGGGCCTCTGGTATCGTGGACGACGACGAGGCGTTTTCGAAGCCGTCAGAATCACCACCCGACCAGATGGCAGCCCGCTCCGCGAACGGCGCACTCTCGGCACATCGTCGGAGCAAGAGGCTGATGCACTTATCCGGCAGCTGAACGAAGAAGTTGTTGCCGGTGGCGCTGCTACCGTCGCGGCATGCTTCGACCTCTACAAATATGCGAAGGAATTGAAAGAGCAGTGGACGCAGAGCCAGGAGCGCGCCCGCACTGTTGTGTGCGCCGAGATGGGAGACATGCTGGCGACAGACGTAACGCCAGATGTTTGCGAGGCATATGCTGAGAAGCGTTTCGACCTGGGCCTTGCGCGAGACACTGTCCGTATTGAGCTGGCCTATCTTCGCGCCGCGGTGAAACACGCAGCCGATCGCAAGCGCATCCCGTACGCACCTACAGTCTGGGTGCCATCTGGAGGCGAGGCGCGTGAGCGATGGTGTACCAATGAGGAAATAAACCAGCTGATCGACGGCGCTCAGGAGTTGCACGTCAAGCTTTACATCATTCTTGCGGTGACGACCGCCGCGCGGCCATCGCACATTCTGCAGCTGACGTGGGACCGGGTTGACCTCGAGCACCGCGTGATAAATTTCCGCGATCCGAGCCGCGGTCCGAACAACAAGCGACGACCGCGCGTGCCGATCAACGACACGGCCTACGAGCATTTGCAGCTGGCGCGCGAACTGCGCCGCACCGAATACGTGATTGAGTGGCAGGGGAAGCCGATTGCGAACATCCGCAAGGGCGTGACCGAGGCGGCCCGCCGGGCAGAGCTTGAAGGCGTCACGCCCTACGTGCTCCGCCACACTGCAGGGGTATGGATGGCTAGGGCCGGTGTCCCGATGGCAGAGATCGCTGCCTACATGGGGCATTCATCGATGGAGACCACGCGCAAGCACTATGCGCATTTCCATCCGGAGTTCATGGGGAGGGCTGCGTCGGCTCTGGTCATCCGTCGCAATGACTGATTTGGACCAGAGCGTTTGGACCAGAGGCCCGTGGTCCATGTTGGACCAGCGATAAGAACATCAGTGGAACATATGGACCAACATGATGGAATGTGATAAAAATTATGGAAGGAGTTTCAATAACCTAGCTCTAGTACGTGTCCTTTTCAGTCACGTGCTCTACCAACTGAGCTACCTGGGCTT